TCCAACCACTCATTATCTTTGTCGATTTTGTACGGCACGTATGCCTGAGTAAATAAGTTTTCTAACGACTTCAAATTCATTTTTATCCTCCCCTTAACTCACTTAATCCAACCGCGCCGTTCGAATTCGGCATAAGCAAAGCATTGCAACATCGCTTGCAACAAATTACGGAAATCCTGTGGTGTATTTGAGAGGGTAAACATTACTCCCTCTTCATACTCAACGCCCCAGCGTTTCGCAATATTGGCTTCAATCGCTTCGCGGTTAGTAATTCCCATCAGGTTGTAATCCGCGTAGCCGTCATCATCAAGTTTGCCGTCAGTTTCCATGATGACCACTTCGTCGTTTGTATCGTCGGTTAAGTTTAGGTGATACTCGATCAAGCTATCTTCTTTAACTATTTCACTGATTAAATTAATTTTATCCATAATTTCCTGCACTATCCTTCGTTGATCTTGTGGCGCAATTTATCGCGCATACTGTAAACGTCTAAATATAAATAACCCTCATCTTCGTCGTAAGATACATCAAAGTAGCGAACATCGCCTTCGTTTGGGATTTCCAGCAGTGCCTCGTGGCCTTTGTAATTTTTGGCGTACCACACAATAAATACATTCTTCCAGCTAACTGCCGGCAAAAGTGGATTATTGTTGTTGTACTCAGCAACTTTGGTTTGCGCCAGCTTAAAAAATTCTTCGCTTGTCATCATTATCCCCTCACTCATTTGCCAGTTTATCGATGGCAATGTCAGCATCCTCTAAGTCATAGATCACGTTTTCCACTGCCGCGATTGCATTTTGCGTTAGGACAAAGGCATTATGCCCGTCCTCAGCAATCAGATTATCGCGGAGCTCCTCAAGCTTAGTCTTTTGCATGCGAAGCTCATCGCATGCGTTTTGGTAATCAAGGTAATCCATCAGTTTGCCCCCTCTTGATCGGTTAATTTAAACATCGGTATTTTGACGTGCTCGCCCGTTGCTGGGTCAATCTCGTCTAGCACAGATCCATTCCGCTGGCGCTCCTCGTCTTGTGCTTGGGCTAAGGTAGTAATGCCAGCACGTAGCCAATGCTTGATGATTGTAGCCGCGTAGTTAATCGATGGGTTATCAGCAATGGCCATTGTCTTGTCGACAGCATACTGGACCAAGTCAACTGGTAATCCGTCAATCAGACTGCCAAACCGATCAAGCTGTCCGCCGGTTGGCGTGAGCCCTTTAAAATCAATCTCAATATAATCGTTGTTGTTGTTAGTTATAGACTTACCTAACCTAACCTCTCCTAACCTAACCTTAACTAACCTATGCGGTCCATTTTCAGTCCATTGGTCGTCCAGTGGACGTCCACGGTTCTCGCCCGTCTTTTTTCCCGTGTCAGCTCTAGGTTTTGGATCAATTAAGTCAGCGTGCGGTAATTTTTCTAGCAGTAGGTTTTGATAGATTGAGTTAATTTTCCGGTCGGGGCGAATGCGGTTGTTTTCCCGCCAGTCCAAAATATAAGTTACAAGATCATCGTTGAGGACGACCACAAATCCCTTGGCTGATAGCACCCTTAGATCATCTTCCGAGGCGCCACAAGCCCGGATAACGTTAAATGCCTCAACCACCCCATCATCATCGGCCTCAATGCCAAGGTGGAAGTAGAGCATTTGACTGCTGGGGGGCATCCTCAAGAATCGGCCGCTCTCAACAATTCGCCGGCTAAACATACGTCGTTGTGCCATTTAACCCACCTCAATTTCACACGCATGGACGAAACGATCTAAAATCTTCCGGGAGCGGCAGTACTCGCACTTGCCGCACTTAATTGGCTCCGCTTTGCCGGCCATCACTGCCCAGATGTGGTCTTGATGATCCAGCACGTCTTGCAAGGCTGATTGCAGCTTAACCTCGTCTGCCTCATCCACAAAGTCAATCGCCATCTTGTCCGGGATCGCTTGCTTAGACACCGCAAACATGTACGGGGCACACTCTTGGCCAAAGGTCTGCTTAATCAACTCACGATAGATTGCTAACTGCATGTAGTAACCTCTGTCCTCGATAAAGGTCCCCCAGGTCCGCTCATCAGTCAGCCAATGCTTCTTGTGGATATCATCGACCGTCTTGAGGTCGCAGAAGTATCCTTCGGCCAGATTAAGGCTGTCGATCTTGCCCTTCCATGGGTGGCCGCCAATCGTGCCGGTCACGATCACTTCTTTGCCATCCTCACCTGGCCGGTACACGTAGTTAAACAGCTCATCATCTTCCAGGGCTTTGATCATCGTGTCAGCGATCTTGTAGTCCTTTTTAAGGCTCCCAGCGGTCTTACCCCGTGAGCTGATCATCTTGCTCCTATGGGCCTTGACAAATTGTTGGTGGGCCTCAGGGCTCTCAAAATATGAGTGGACGTAGTTGCCGACTAGCAACGGCGTTTCATCGTGTTTGGGTGTCCACTCACCCTTGAGTTGGGCCAGAGCCACCGCTTCACACTTGCGAAAGTCTTTAAAGCGACTAAAGCTCATGTAATCCCAATCCGTTTCGACTGAGTAATAGTTTTCCGGTGTCAACTTAATTGGCATTGTTAACACCCCCTACTTTGTCACCATAATCCTTGATGGTTTTATCCTCGTCAATGTAGTCGTAGATGTCAGTCTGACCATCGGCAACAGCTTCGCTCTCAGAGCCATTTTCCGGCGTTTCCGGGAATGGTAAGTCCTCAGCGGGGATTTTATCGTCTGGTTCCGTTAACTGCTTTACAATATCTTCTGACGACTTCTCAGCTTGCTTGGGTGCTTCTTTGACCTCTTGCTTTGGCTCTTCTTTCGGTGTTTCCTTGGCCGTTTGTGCTTGCTTGCGCTTAAAGCCGGCCAGCAATGCGTTTGGTGTCCCCTTTTCAGCTGGAGCAACCTCTTTGCGTTCCTGTTCCTGGTCATTATCGTATTCGGCTTCCGTGGCCCGGTTGATGGCTCCGGTTAACAGATCGGAATCGTCGCTCGTGTTGATAAAAATCTTGGCCGCCCGGTTAAGCACTGTCCGCTTAGCCATTTCATCGCTAAACTTTTGTTGGACGTTATGCTGGCGTGATTGGGCCCAACTGGTGTCAATTTGCTTTTTGGTCATTACGGTATAGTCAATCCGACCATCAGCCAACTTAATAAAGGCAAAGGCACCAATCAATGGATTATCAAGGTTCTCAAATTTGGGTACGAATTTCTTAACGATCGTGTGGCCGATCTCATCAGCCCCGATCTCAAACTCATCACCTTTGTGGACCACTTGAGCATCAATATCTACTACTCGCTCCAGGCGCTTAAGGACAGTGATCGTGCCAAAGTATGAGCGCTGCATTTGCAACTGATTGCCATAGACGATAAAGTAGCATTGATTTTTGGCTGGGCTTAACCCCTGGACGGCCATATCCATTAGGGCTAGCCCAACTGAGTTAGGATCGCAGACGTCGAGCGCTGAGTTGTTAAATTTGTCTCTGGTATTTTGGAGCTTAAACCAAGCCGCCTTGAGTGCGTTATTAAGGCTGTACCCAGCTGGCAAGGCTAATCCTTTATCTTCTTCGGCGCTGATTTGATCGTTGACTTGTGCAAAGATGGCATTTTGCGAATTTTTTTGCATTTGATTTTGGCCTTGTGGTTGTTGCATTTTATTAATCCTCCTTAGCATGATGTCGTTGATAATGTTGTCGATGTCAGAGCAAATCGCGCTCAGCTCATCACGTTTGTCGGCTAGATAATCACTGACGGTAATTAGCCGGTTTTAATGTCTGATCAAGTCACCGCTGCCGGTTAAATCGTCGGCCATCGTTTTCACGATCTCCTTTTGAGTATCGTTAATGTCGTCCTTGAGATTACTCAGCCGGTTCAGCGCCCGCACTTCGCGGGCTTGTAAATTCTGTTTAAGCATTTATTTACCTCATTTCGCGTGGTACAATTGCCACGAAAATATTTTTACAAAGTGTTTTTCGTTGGGACTAACGGTGGCGGCCGTTGGTCCCTTTTTGGTTGCGCCAAGGGCTGATGTAATTGACAATCTCATAAGCTCCAAAGGGGAGCCAAATGCAGAACAGCCAGTTCAGCAGCACATCATGGCCCATCATGTGGGCCCAGGTACAGCCGATCCCGATCAGCATGTAAAATGCCATTTTAATCACGTTCATCATCAGCCACCTCATTAACTAATTTGATAAATTCCTCGCCTATACTTGGATGTTGCCTCATCACTTCTAAGATCGCTGCGGCGATGTTTTCCTCGCTTCCCTTACCCTCACCGACTATCCGGTCGTTGGTCATAGCAATAATTAGGTACTCATCAATTTCGCCGACACTCTTTTTGACTTTTTTAGCAGCTTTTAGAAAATTACTATTTTCGCCATTAAACAGACTCATTTTATTTACCTCTTACATTTCAACGGCTCTTTCGCCTGGATGCAGGCGCCGGTTGCGCCTTTGTTTCCATTCATTGACTTTCCGTGTTAACTCACGGCCTTTATCCGGGCCCAAATTGTCAGCAATAAATTTATCCATCACTGGCCGCGATAACTTTTTTGCCCCCAGCTCAAATGCTGGTAGCTCCCCCATCTCAACTAATGCTCGGACGGTATCCGAGTTGAGATGCATATATTTAGCACCATCACTTAGTGAGTACATCGGGCTGTCAATTACTCGACTCATCGATATAACCTCCATCTAATGCGTTCTCATGCCACGTACCCCATTAGGTACCCGATCACAAAGGCCAGCACACACAAGGCCGTAGTTACCAACGGGTCTAACTTGATCTCTTTAATCTTCGCCATCGGTATCAACCTCCTTATATAAGCCGTCAAACCCTAAGCAGTCGCAGATAACTGCTAGGTAGTCAGCATTGATCTCTTTGATGTCCTCAACAGTCATTCGCTTGATCTTGCCGTGCTCATCGACCATCACGTTATCCACGTCCAAGTCATTGAGGACCAGCATTAGCCGTAAGGCGTCTTTAACATTTTCTGGTACATATCGCCGCATCTTAATCTCCTCCTATGCGCTCTTATCAGCTAAAAACTTGTTGATAAAGTATTGTTGCCCCTTGCCAGTTACCTTTGGGGTTTTATTGACGGTCACGTGGCCATCAGCATGAGTGATCGACGTTTCCTTGATTTTAAATAAGCCAAGATTCATCGACTTTTGGGTTGGCATGTTGTAGTCGTTCCCGCGCCGGCTGATCAGGTACCCGTTGCGGCGTAACCAAGCAAACAGCCGGTTCTGGCCGATTTCAACGCCATTTTGCTTAAGCAGCTTAGCCAGCTCACCAACTAAAATTGAGGTATCACTTACTGACACTGCATCCGCAAATAGCGCCTTGGGTTTCATTTCAGCGTTCTCAATCTTCAACCGTGCATTCTCGTTTTGTAGGATTGCATACCCACGCTTTACCACTTCTTGAGGGTCATTCCATTTCCGCTCCAATTCGATAAAGTAACGACGATATTTCTTCCCCAGTTCGGTGTGGCTCATCATACATAGTTGCTTAGCCATATCGATGGTTACGGCATAGTCTTTCAATTTACGTTCTTGGAATCCGCCGTTGTTTGGAACCTCCGTACTTACAAGTACGCTGGTAAAATCAATCGTTTCTTCAAAATCTTTAAAGTTCTGTTCTACCCAAGCACTAAAACGGCGCTTGATTTCTAATCCTTTATATAAGTCCCGAGCAGATACCAGTTGCTGGTCACCCTTAACAGTGACTTTGATTAATGTTTGCATTAGTTTTCCTCCTTGCTAGTATCATTGCTAAAATTGAATCATCTCCTAATGAGAGGAGGTGATGACTATGGCTACAAACCCACCTAAAGATGGCAGTCGTAAAGGTGCAGTTCGTAAACGTTCACAAGTCCTTAACCCAAAGACTGGCCGGTACGTTAAGCGTGACACCAAAACTGGCAAATTCATTGATGTCAAGCATGACGGTACCAAATTCAAGGGCGTAAGAACTGAGCACTAGTCATTTGCGATCTGGTCGAGTAAATCGACTAGGTCGTTTTCTTTTACTACCTGATACATAACCATCGCCAGTCGCTTAATCAGTTTTTCGTCAATTTCTTCTTCGTATCCTGCTTCAAAAAGCATCCCATGTAAGATTTCGTGAATTAACGCTTGTTGCTTGCGCACCTTAGCAATAGGGTGATCAAGATTGATCTTAATCTTTGCTGCTACTTGATCAATGTCACCCATCACCGTAGTTTTATCATCGTCGAACGAGTAGGGAGTATTTTTAATCTCGTAAATCGTTCCGCCGATCTTCACGGTAGGGACTTGAATCATCGTTTTAGTTTGTTCGTTCATTTCCTAACTCCTTTGTTAAAATTAGTTCATCTCCTAATGAGAGGAGGTGATTACTATGCATCATGGCCCTTCCAAGGAAGAGCTTGAATGGCTCGAAAAATCCGACTATCTGTTGCTCGAACTTGCCTATCAAAAAGCAATTGATGCCGGAAAAAATCATTTTGAAGTCCATGTATCTGGGTTTGAGGGTAGCCCCAAAGCCCTGGACCACATTCGGCAGTTCGCCTTATCTAAGGGACTGTCGTACGAAAACAATGGGATGTACTTTATATTCCACAAGAATTGAGGATCAGCATTGCCAAAGCGCCAGATTTGAGAAACTCAATTTCATCGACTATCAGCTCAACAGTTAGCGAGTTTGGGTCCAAAGTTTCGGAGCGATCATGGACGATTCGTTGATACATGATCCCCTTGTAAAAGTGACCATTAATTGTCAGCGTGGCCGCTTCTCGACAAGCGGAAAATGTAAACGTCCAGTTGCGATCTTCAATTCTTAATGCCCGCAGAACTAACTGCGGGTATTTTTTTTGCAGTTGGTCGAATTTGTTTTCTAGCTCTTCATTCATTTCTTCAAATCCCACATTGCTCTACTCCCAATTTAATTGGTATAATTCTTGCTTTTAACTAATTTAAATAGTTAAAGGCTGCAAAAAAAATTTCCTCCTTTGGAACTTTAAAATAATCCTCAATCTTCTGCATCATTGCAGGCCGAGGAGTTGCATTCCCGGTTTCCCAAGAGGAAATAACCTTTTGGGTTACCCCTAGTTTGGAAGCGAGCTCGGCTTGAGTAAGATTATGTTCCGCTCGCAATACTTTTAGTTTAGTTGCCAACATATCACCTCCTAACGATTTGATACAATTTAATCATCCCCCAGAAAGGAGGTGATTAAGATGCCAAAGCGAATCTCAGTTACTAGTGAATCTGATTCCGGTCGTAATATGAACTTTCACGATAATTTCAACGGTAAGAATATGTCTAGCAAACAATTTGTCGCTGAAATTAAAAAGGGAAAGTATCCAAATTACTATGTCCGGAAAATCAATGGCATTGATACCCCAGTATCTAAACCCGACAAAAGCGATGCCAATAACCTTGGTTAGATCTCTGTAAAATGAATTTGACTAGCATTCTTAACAAGATCAACGCGGTAGCCCTTCTTTTCGACAATTTCTGTCGAATTAATCGAAGCGATAAGCTCATCATCTTGTTCGCTAACGATGTTAATCAATTCGTAAGCCTCTCCGTTAACGATAATTGGGGAGGCTTTTTCATTAACTTCATTCATTCTTTCACCCTTTCTCAAGGCCTCGTTCAACCTTGTGACTATATAATATACTAATTTAATTAGTACGTAAACCCCTTTTGTCTGTTTTAATTAGTATTTTACGTATTTTATTGGTTTTATCAGTAAATAGCATTATCATTTAGATACAAATACTAATTAAATTGGTGGTGAAAACAATGTTAGGTAACAATATCAGAGAACTACGTAAGCAGAAAAGATTAACACAGGCTGAACTAGCAAAAGTAATGAGTGTATCACAGCAAACTGTTGGCGCTTGGGAAACTGGACGAGCGATACCAGGGTCTGATACCTTGGGCGATCTAGCTGATCTTTTTAACGTTAGCACAGACTATTTACTCGGACGCCCAGAAAAAGCTGATGATGATCAAGTAGACCTGGATCTTGAGCGGGCGCTGGATAATGCTCACTCCTTTTCCGGCAAGCCACTCTCAGAGCACGATCGTAAAGTTGCCAAGGACGTACTACGGAGCCTATTCCAAGACTAGGTGGTGATCTTATGGATCTTGCACTTGAGCACAAACTAAAAGAGCGCGGCATCAAAATCGCCTACGCTCAAATGGAAGAAGAAGGATTCATCGCCTACTACAATGGTCGGCCAGTAATGATGCTCCAAGAAGGATTGGCCGAAGCACGGGAAAACGAAGTAGTCCGCCACGAGCTAGGGCACTACGACCATGATAACGACGCTGTGGTTTACGGAAATTACAAAGATAACGATCGGGTCCGGACAGTCATGGAAAGCCAAGCCAATGCAGCAATGCTAAAGCAGACGCTTACTGAGTATCTTAACTACAACGATCTAACACCAGCCGATATCAATCCCGTACAGTTTTTGCAGAGTTATGGATTATCAATGGGGTTAGAGGATAACGTTAGCGGACTCTTACGTATGTAGATAGGTTATTGGGGGAGAAAAAATGAAACTTAAGCAATTATCAACGATAGCGGTCGCCTTATTATGTAGTGTTAGCTTAGCTGCGTGTGGTAGTACATCAACCAAGTCAACGGATAACTCATCAAGCACTAGTGCCAGCTCATCACATAAAGCTAAGCACCACAAAAAGCACACGGCCAAGCATACAGCAACTAAGGCGTCGTCTAACAGCGATGCTCAGGCCCAAGGTAACACTAACGGTACTACGGCAGGCAACGGGCCAAAGCGTCACTTGACGCAGGGCGAGATTAATCGTATGCGTGGTTATGATCCTAACGGCAACCCGCTCTTACCGGGCCAAGATCATGCTGCTGGGTCTAATCCAGATGGGACGCCCGACGCTTGGGTCCAATGGCAGATCGATTGGGAGCGTGAGCATGGTAACGACTACTATCCTGATGGTACGCCAACACCGGGTGGCAACGCTGCTAACCAACAGCAAAATAATCAGCCAGTAGACAACTCACAAAGTGGCGCAGCCAATACTTCCGGCGGTCCCGCCCCTGCTGGTCAATAATACAATTAGCCGGTCAGTAATGGCCGGTTTAAAAAGCAACCAATCAGAACTTGTTTTCTTCAAAACTAACAATAATCGTACATACCAGACCAAAAGAAAGGATGATAGCAATGAAAGGTACAGTTAGAAAACGTGGTAACTCATGGTATTACCGGATTGATCTTGCTAAGCAAAATGGTGAGCGACACCAAATCGAGCGCTATGCCGGCAAGACCTACGATGAAGCCCTACGTACAATGCGGCGGGTAATCAGTCAATATGAGCAAACCGGCCAATTTAAAGAGCCGTCCAAAATGTCGGTACATGATTACTTTGACTTTTGGTTCAAAAATTATGTCCAAAAAAATCTATCTGCTAATACCCAACGCAGTTACATTAACATCTTACGCAGGTATGTCTACCCCATACTGGGGGAATACGAGATGTCCAAAGTTACCCCAGCCATCGTGCAAAAAGCTATTGATGAGATTAGTGAGGATGCATCGTATACAGTATCAGGCAAACCTTTATCAAAGCAGACGCGCGAAATTATCTTGATGGTTATCAAGTCCGGCTTTGCACAGGCAGTCCACCCTTGGCAAATCATCGAGGTATCACCAGCACAGTACGTACGATTGCCGCGCCAAAAGAATCCTAAACGGACCCGTGAAGACTTAAAGATTATCTCACTACATCAGTTTGCCCAAATTAAGGATTACATCCCCGCCGGCCATCCTTTTTACATGCCATTGATGATCAGCTTTTACACGGGTATGCGGCGGGGCGAAGTCTGCGGACTAGAGTGGCAACAAGTGGATCTGGATGAGCAATCTATTAAGATTAACCAGCAAATGATCCAGCTGACCAAAGATGATATCCGGATTACAAAGCTTAAGACCCCGACTAGCTACCGGACCATTGAGATTGGCGATGGACTAACCGCAATTTTAACTGCGCAAAAAGAACGACAAATAAAGAACCGGGAAAAGTATGGGGACCTATACTATGAATCTGATTTTGTATGTACGAAAGAAAACGGGAAACCCGTTACTCCGAATTCTGTTAAGTACTACTGCAGCTTAATCCAGAATAAATTGGGTTTCCCGTTTAGCTTCCATTCTTTGCGCCACACTCATGCTACCTTACTGCTAGAAGCTGGCGCCACTCCCAAAGAGGTCCAGGTAAGGCTAGGGCACAGCAAGATCACTACAACACTTGATACTTATGTGCACCTAAGTCGTACCAAGAAAAAGGCAACCGCCTCACTCTTCGACCGAGTAGTTAACGGCGACTAATCTTCCCACATTTTTGACCGATGTGGGAAAACCGTGGGAAAGATCGCTCATTTTTGTATATTTCTTATTTATGCATAGCGCCGAAACGTTGATATAACGGCGTTTACTTGTCTTTGGCTTCTTAGCCAGTCTGCAAAACGACCATAAATAAACTTAATAACATCGTTTTATTCACGTTTCCTCAAATTAATTTAATTTAGTTTTTCTACCTATATTAGTGCGTATTTTATCGGCAGTCTTGATCTTGTATTATTCTCACTTGTTTTAATTTGATTTAATTTCGTCTGGTATGTAGTGGGAAAAATGTGGGATCTTTGCCCCTTATGTAACGCAGCAGGCCCCGTGGGGTATCTGCCGCTCTATCTATGTACAGCATAGCAAAAAGCCCTGGCCGAAGCTAGGGCTTTTGTTTTGATGTTTAGCGGCAATTCTTACATTTTAATCCACACCTGCTTATTTTCCGAGACAAAAAAACACCCCATCGAAACCGATGGGGTGCGCTATGTACCGGCCCCAGTTACGGGGCCTTGGCGTTATGAGCCGACGATCTCTACATCGCCAAACTCAACTGTCGTACTACTCGTTAAGTCTAAGTCATTAGCGTAAAACAGTAGCTGTGCGTTAGTGTCTGGCGATTTGTCAACAATCGTTATTGTGCTGGTCTGCTCAGTTGATGGATAAATGAACGTGGCTAGCGCTTTGGTTTTCGTGCTATCGTATAAGGCCACACAGACTTGGTCAAGCTTGGCTCCGGCCGTCTGGTGTGGGGTCAGCGTGACCGTGAGCGTATCGCCGTCCATGTCGCCAACTGGGATTGCCTTGTAGCCCCAGGCTGGCGTGCTACCAGTCGACACCGTAAACGAGCCGCTGTATAGCAACCCGGGGCTAGGCGCACTACTTACCTCCCCTATTTTCTGCCAGGCACCCCATTTGCCGCTTGTGCCAGATCCAGATACTGTGTAGTAACGGAAAAATATCGTGCCATTGCTTGTACCGGACGGGTACCATTCTTGTACGATATGGTGTGATCCGCCATCTGGGGCAAATACCTTAAGCAAGCCCCAGTTCCACTTATATCCAGCTGGCTTGTTAGCCATAGCCGCCTGTATATCAGCAACACCAGTACGCATATAGTCGTTAAGGTCGCCTGATTTAGTGATATTACCGTAGTCGGTAAATCCATCACCCTTTGCTCCTTGTTGCCCCTCGGGAATACCCAGATTAATCGCGTAACTCCCGTTACTCCCAGTCACACTAGCAGTCGGGGTACCACCCGGTGCCACCTTAGTGACTGAGCCTACGCGTAAGGTCGGCGGGTCCCCTTTATCGCCTTGCCGCCCGACCGATGTCTTACCAGTATCATGGCCCGCGATCACCCAGTTGCCGTTGCTGCCGATTTGCGGGGTGGCACCGTCAGTACCGTCTTTCCCATCCGCGCCTTTTGGCAACTTAAATGTAAAGTGTACCCGTTCACCGTCATAGCGTGATTCCACCGCTGCTTGGCTCCCAGCTGGCAAGGTTTCTGTGCCGTCAACCACGATTGCCTTGTTGGCCCGTGCGGCCGCTTTGCCCAAAATCTCGTCAAGGTCAAACGACTTAACCAGGTCGTCATCGACAACATTTTTGTTGATGTCAAAGGTGACAAAGCTGTCGGGGTTAGGATAAATCCCCGTTTCCGCCTTACCATCTTTCGAGTAAGTTTCCCAAATTTCGAGTACATAATGACCCACCGGGAAATCGGCAAATTGGGCCGTATCGATCACAAACCGATTGCCTTGCAGAGTGGCATCGTAATCACCCAAGTAGCCCTTGCTATCAGCTACCCGAACGGTCCAAGCGTGAGCCGGATTAGGCATCACACCGGAAAACCAAACGATCAGGTCTTGCGTCGTATCCTGGCGCTTCCACTGATTGTTAAGCGCGTGTGCATTTTTAGGTTGCATCTAATCATCTCCTTACTTAAAGGTCCCGTAAGCCTCATGTGTATAGGCATTGCGGACCGCAACATAAGCGTACTGGCCATTACCACGCGGTTGCCGCACGTAGACAAAGCCGTCGTGGCTGGACCAAGCATCGTATTTGATTACTAGCCCTGGTCCCGCGTACATCAGCGTGCTACTGTATGGCTTGGCCCCATACCGCAAGTGTAGGTAGGTGTTGCTGACAAAGGTGCCGCTCTCCTTGTGCCAGACATCACCCAAGCTGTCCGTCCAAGTCTGAGCTTGGGCTGGCTTAGGCTGTTGCACTGGAGTAGTGACCTTATCCGATACCTTGCCACCTTGGCCCTTGTCAGCAACACGCAACACGTCACCCGGATGGATAACCGTGCTAATGGTCTTACCATTAAGCGTAGCCAGAGCCGCCATATCCATGCCATACTTATTAGCGATCGACCACCAACTATCACCGGCCTTGACCGTGTAGTTGTGAGTATCTTGGTGCAGCTGCTTCCCGGCATTAACCGCTGGTGTGCTGGACTGTGGCTTTTGCGAGTTTCCGCCCTTGTAGCCATTATCCGTAATACCAGTAAGGTCAATGTCGCCATCAAGCCCACCAGCGACGTAAGTCGAAGTAAATTGAAAAATCCCAATATTTTCAAACGACGGGAAAAAATTATAGTTAGGCGTTGGCGTTACTGACATTGATGGGTATTCGGCTAGGTACAGTACATATTTCTTGGCCAGGTAATGTAGGTCAACGGTGCTGGTCAGGTACCCTTTGTACCCATAAATTACGGGAGTATAGCCCGCGGACTTAATGCGTTGCAAAGCGCGATCAAGCACGGCAGTATTTTGGGCTCCCCGCTCAACGTCGAGGGCCACAATACTGCCCTTTGGTGTCTGGATTTTCGGCAGGAAATAATTAAGTACATGGTCGGCTTGAGCGTTAGTCGTTACGTTTTCCCACCAAATGTAGCTGTGCGCTCGCCGGCCCATTGCGATAGTAGACTTAACCTGACTCCCGTAAGTCCATTGATCGTACAGGTCCCAGCCGGTCAGGGTACCACCAATTTGACTGATGGAAAACTTGTCGTGATCGTATCCCCACTTACCATAGGCGCCTTGGTAGATCGACCAATCGACCCCATAGTCACCTTTAGCTGCTTGTGCCTCAGTTGGCCCCAAAACAACAGGAGCCAACAAAAAAGCGGCCGCCGTAGCAACCGCAATCTTTTTCCCGAGTTTGTGTTTACTTGTCTTGATCATTGTGTCCCTCCTTTGGCGCTTGGACAGATCCATCACCCTCCACAAATCCGGCAACTGAGGCCGCCGCTAAGATCGTGTTGATAATGCCAGCGACTTGGTCCCAGTGTCCATACGAGAAGCCACAAGCCATCATAACCTGTTGCACCAGCACGATCAGTAAGGTCGTAAATGAGCACAGCACCGTCTTATTAAGCGTTCCATCAGCATTTAAAAATCGTTTAGTCATCTGCTTTGTCATTGTCTTTGCCCTCCATATTAAGTCGTGTCTCAATTGCAGTTAGCCGGGTTGAGTGGCGGTTAAGCCGGCGTGAGTGCTCCTCAAGGCGGTTGTTGGTAGCCGTGCGGTCTTGCTCCAGGCGCGTTAGGGTCATATTAACCTTAATCATCGTGTCCTCAAGCTTATCGATCGCCCGACTGAGCTTACTAAATTCCTCTTTACTGCTGTCGTGAGCTGTACGTGTGATACCGGTGCGCACCCATACTAGCAATATTCCCAGCATGGTCACGATCGATGATAGCTCGCTCCACCCAAACCCAAATGGTCGATGCATCATATAGTTGCTCCTTTCCCCGGCCGCCTGCCACAAAAATTATGTAAGCCACTTTACACGGCACAAAAAAACCGATACACTTTAGGTGTCTATCCTAGTGTATCGGTGGTCGGCTCTTATGCCGGCTTTTTTAATATGTGGCCTTGATCAGATGGATGATCTTATCAAGGTACTCTTTCGGTACTTGCCCAGCGACCTCATAGCCGCGAGCAATTACGTCGATGGTCCGTTCATGTTGGATCATCACCTTTCCTTCAACCGCCAGTCCTTTTGGCAAAGGGATATGCGTAGGGAATTTGTTAGTGCTAGTAGTAATTGGCACTATTTTAACAAGCCCTCCACACAAGCGGTTAAAGCTTTCGTTTGAGACCACCAGCATTGGCCGGTGTCCTCGTTGTTCGTGACCCTCAATTGGGTCTAACGTTGACCAGATAATCTGGCCTTGAGACGGAACTGAAAACATTTCGTTTCCTCCTTTAATTTTTTCATGCCATCGCCGAGTACGAACAAGCGGTGGCATGTTTTTTTAAAAGATTTCCCGCCCCATTGGTTTACCAAAGTCATATTCTTTGTTGCCTTGGTGCTTGTCATAATAAGCATCAAGATCAAATCCATCAAATAGCTTTTCAAAATCGTTCTTGGGCCGTGCCTTTAACAGCAGCCCTTGATTAGTTACTTCGTAGTCAAGTTTTTCGTTTTCTGTTAATCCTAATTTTTCTAGTGCTCTCTTGGGTATTCTCACGCCAAGGCTATTACCCCAGCGCGAAATAGTTAACGGCTTTCCTTGCATATTGACATCCTCCTAACCAGTATGACGTACGTCTATATTATATCCTATACGCTAATTTTTGTATATACTTTAAGCTTAAAAGTATATCATTTATGTAAAGAGCCCACCGAGATGGCGGGCCAAAAGATTAAGCTGCTGGCGTTTCGGCCAAGATAGATTCCGCGTCCGTTTGAGTGATGTAGCCATAAGTGGCAAAGTCTAAGATGTTTTGCCGCGTAAACAAGCCCATCTTGTAGTAGTCACGATAAATCGATACTGGAATCATAGTGATACCTCCTATCCTTGTACCGGCGTGTCAGCCGTGGTTGCCGTTGCATCTGGGTCAGCCGCTACCGGGTCCGTGTTAGGTACAGTTGGTTGGGCCTGGCTTTCACTAGCACTGACTGAGGCTGATTCGCTAGTACTAGTTGACGTTGATTCGCTCACGCTGGTTGATACACTTTCACTTGCGTTTGTAGAAGCCGATTCACTCACACTCACTGATGCGGATTGCAATTGTGATTCCGACTGTGTGTCGCTTTCGGCCGGTGCTGGCGTCGCTGGTGTATCAACTTGGGCTGTCAGCTTAGCCACCGCCGCCTTGAGTTGCATATTGTCCATCATCAGAGCCGCGTTGATCTTGGCTTGCGATTCGTTAGCCTGCTTAAGCCGCATCATCTCAATCATCGTCTGAGCATTGAGTTTCTCTTGGGCCGTTGGTTCCGGCTTTGGCGCATTAGCTTCCATTGCCGCCATGGCTACTTCTTCCGGCGTGCCTTCCCACCATGGGTCCGCATCAAGGTGCTTAATCGGTTCCCAAAGTCCTTGTGGTACTAGGTGCGCTTCTTCGCCCGGCTTAAGCGGTTGGCCCTTCGGGATTGCCCGGTTATAAGTGTAGTGGCCGTTTTCGTCATACAGCGATACATAAACCGTTTCGGTCACCCATTCCGATCCGTTCCAGTACTGGTCTGGCGTATCCGGGCTTGGTACGACCTCGGTTGTGTTGGCTGGCACTGTTTCACCAGCTTTTAGTTCCCGCGCTCCAATCAATTGGTGCGTGGTACTATCTGCGTCGTACAAGTACACGACCTTGGTAGTTTCCGTTGCTACTGGCCCAGTACTAGGCGCTGAGCTGTTAGTTGCTGATGGACTATCCGTCGTAGTTGCTGAATCTGCGGCTGAGAGCGATCCATCAGCGCTTGTTGCATTAGGCATTGCTTGCAAGCGGGCAAGCGTTGCCTGCATTTCTGGATCCATTCGACCCCTCCTTTGGTTAGTTGGACGCGATCACGTAAAAATCACCGGACGTTACTGAGATATTGGTCCCGGTAGTATTAGCCGCGCCGAGCGTGCGATGGTCCGAGTTGTAGTAGGCGTTAACCGTATTACCGGACTGGGAATTTTGGAGATAACATGCTGCCATCACGATATGCCCATATCCAGCATCAAGCGGTAACTTGCAAATATCCACGCTAGTTTGCGGCTTAAATCCGCCGCTCGGCGCATCAAGGTGCATAGAAATTTCGAGGAAATCTCGGCCACCGACTTTCCAGGTCCGATAGCCGCCCCACTTATAGGTCCAACCATTGATCGCAGTAAAGCCGGTATCTTTCCAACCATGATCTACGTTAAGTTTGTCCAATGCTGTAAAATTGCTATTAATCGTCGTAAGCCAGTCCCGACCTTTAGGTACGTTAGTAGTGACACTCATTAGCGCTCACCTCCCATCGAGACAAGTACTAGTAAGCTAATCAACGAGGGATTATTGCCCCCTCCGATCATAATTTTAGTCATAATTAATCCTTTCTGGGCAAGGACTGGTTGTTAGTTATGCTACCAATAGATCAATCCCATAACTTGCGGCCGTGATGTTTTATCAATCGTAGTATTAGATGCAATCGATACATAGATGTCATTGTTTTGTCGCTTAAGCGTACCGACCATGTTATAAAATCCAACAAATGCCCATTGCCATTGCGGCCATGGATTATCACTAGACACGGTACCTATTTTTATATCGTTTCGCGGTCCTTGGTATGTTTCGCTCCCTGTATAGCTAAATTGTCCATATACCAAATAAGCAGTATGACCGTTAAATTGTAATTGGTAAATGTGGATACCACTGGCATCAAAACCGTTAATACCCGTTACTTTGTATTCGGTCGATACCACTTGCAAATCTTTGAGATTATCATTGATAGCTTTAAGCCACCCTTTGCCCGGTGTTACTTCCGTGTAAGCCATTATGCCACCCCCTTGGAGCAGCTTAAGTTGTTAAGGTGGGCTAAGTGCCCCCCCCAATTAATTACATAATTCATAAGATACCTCCATTAGTAGAACATAGTGACGTGATTCCAGCTTGTCCATACCGTTGATGTGCGTGCCCGCGTCCAAGCGTCATTGTTAGAGTCGACAAATAACTGGTATAGTCGCGTACTGTTACCATGCACTGATACTACACCAGCTAAGTTGTTTGGCCCGTTGCTTGAGTTGGGCGACATAATGTAGTCCGTAGCTGACATCGTAGCAACGTTAAAATCACTGGCAGATTTGGTTAGGCCAGCAATTGCGTTGTTAACCTTGGTAGTCGCATCAGTTGCTGCGGCTGATTGAGCAGCTGAGATCATAGCATTAAGCGTCGCCATTGTGGGGATCCCTTTTTTGTCAAAGAGATCCAAATACTGGTCCACAACATCGCTCAAAGTCTTAGAGGCGTCAATCGTAGCTTTTAAGGTCTGCGGCAGGTTATCGACCTGCTCCATTTTGACCTTGATATATTTTTCAAAGGCCTCAACCAGCGAATCGGCGTAGGTGTCATACCCAGGAATTGCCGACTGCATGTACACGGCATTATCGTAGACCGTCAGCTTAAGGTTAAGCGTTGATACGATTACTTGGGCATTATCAGGATCCCGCGTACCGGCCGAAATAACTTTAAAGCAGAAATTTTCCCATTCTCCCGGTACGGTAAAAAAGCCGGCTGGGAAGCGGAACGTTGCCTTACCAGCCCGCCAAGAGTCGCCGGGCCCATTAGTATCTGCGGTCTGCCAGGCCCGCTTAGCATTGCCTGCTGGATCTTGCCCCATGGCCACGATATCGTAGCCGGTTAGATCAAATGGCTTGCCATAGCTAAGCAGAGCTACTGGTACGTAAGCTAAGGAGTCACCAACCCGCCCCTGGAAGTAGGGCGTCATGTCAATATACTCCTGAGTATCGCGGGCCAAGTCTAAGACCAGACGCGTATTAGGATTTGCCAATATTAATTACCTCCCTCCACTAAAAGAGCGTACCGATCAAGCTGGTCCAGCAAGCTGTTAATCTTGCCAAACTCGGCGGTCAGTACGCTCGTATCAATTACTAATGATGTGGGTATCTTGATGGTCACCGCAGGCGTGATCGTATAGGTCCCCTGGTCGATATAGTTAGCATAGTTATACAGATCAACGACCAGATTGACTTGCCGTTGCAACTCAACCAAGGTCTCGCGCAGCCACAGCCACGCGGCTCGATTGAGCACCTGCGTTGGGCAAGGCCGGACTTGCAAGTTAGGCACCGTCCGCTCATCTTGCTCACCGGTCTGCTCGATCTCGTACGCATACATTTTCCGCAAGCGGTCATAGATGGCCTGCGTATTTCTGGTTACTAATGCTAATAGATCATCCATGTACTCACCCCCTTAGTCAAAATAAGTAGCGTGCGACCAGTTACGCCAAGTGCCAGAAACGTAGAAGCGGGCATACTCATCGCCACTATCACACATCATCTTTTGCACGCCGTAGGTTCCGTCGACCGAAAAGCTGACGTTAAGGATCCAAAAATGACCCATCATATCGCTTGCACTTAATGGTCCATTGTTAAGCGTGACAGCATCTGACGAGTAGGTGCCATTATCCTTGATGGTGTTAAGGTCTGCACCATCATCAAGATTAGTTGTCTTGCCGCCCCCACCAGATCCACCACCAGCACCTAGCTTTTGCCATTTTTGCCACGTGTCACCATCAGGTGATGCCCGATAATACATCGCGGCATCACTTGTTAGCGTCACGTAAGTTTGCCATGATTTACCGTTTATCCGTAGTACGCTCAGGATTCCTGGTGATTCACCGGCTAAGTTCTGGTATTTACTCTTTTCTCCGGATAAGTAATACAATCCTGAGTCGTACTTATTAAGGTCGCCGGATGCGATAATCCATAATCCACCAGCGGTTGTGTACTTGGTGACCTTAGGCATAATGTACTTCCAGATCCGGTCAGCATCACGCTGGCGATAGACTTTGCCGTCTGCGGTATATTCCAAGACGTTAGTCTTGCCATTATCAGAGGACGTCACCAAGCCGGGGAAACCACTCTCAGTATCAAACCCCTGCTCCAAGATAATTGGCCGCAAGGATAACTTCTGCTGGTCGGTAGGTGTAGCGCCGCTACCCGATGACGTATCGCTTGTATTGGTATCTACCACGTGGTTCCCTCCTTCCCGTTAGTGTAATCGATAATCTTGTTCATTTGATCTTGTGTATAACGGATATTGTTAAAGTGGTCCTCTTGCCGCCCACCAGTAGCACCGTAAATATCCGGTGACTGGATGTTGGTGTTGATAGATTTGATGTCCTGCCAGATAGCGTTAAGGGCACTCTTCATCGAGAGCCCAGTATTGTTAAAGGTTAAGGTGATATTACTGTCTGACGTGTTGTAAGGATTGTAGGTATACCCCATCAGTGTCACGTCAAGATCAAGGTTAAGTTCCGGTGCAATTAAGCGCCAAACGTCACCTAGTGCAAAATCATCAACATGGATCCCATTAATCGTCAGGGTCGTTGCTGGATTGTGTTGGATATGCGTATCTGCGTAGCCCCGCAGGGCATTAATATCGTAGATCCCATCAACCACTACTGGCTCGCCACGATGGACGCCATAACGGGCCACGCTGTCGTTGTCCTTAAATTCAAATTTAAGGGCGTAGTAGACTTCGGAGGTGGTATTAAGCGTCGTATCATCGCTGTTATTGGTGTTGTTACCACTTGTGGATGCAGCATTAGCAATCCCATTTTTGATCATTGCTTGCGGGTCCATCCAGGTCCCATCATCACTAAATGCATGGCTAAAGGCTTCGGGAAAATCATGTCGGGTAATGCCGATATGCAAGTGGTCAGTATTACGATAGCCAATCACTTGGCCCGTGACGACCTTTTGCCCCACCGACACCGTGATGTTGCTTTCACTCGTAAAGGCTTCCTGATATTCCACGTTCAGCCCCGTTTCGTCGCGAATCACTACATACCACATGATGTCCTGACCGCCCCATCTCTTATAAGTTACCGTCCCACCATGTACGGCGTGGACCTCAGAGCCAGGATGATCGATCGACCCAAAGTCGAGACCATCGTGGAAACCGTTAGTCCGGTAGCCACCGTCATACCCGAATTTTTGCACTTGCATAAATGACCCCTCACCGGTGCTAGGGAAAGGCCAACCCCACGTGTTGTTGGAGTTGCCGTTATTGACGATTGTATGGCCACCCCAGCCCTTAAGCACCGACACACAGCCAGCAAGCGGCTTACCAATGTTAGGGTTAACCGTGACGCCAGCCAACTCCCAAACGGCAGCGGCCGTTCCTTGCAGGTACAGTCGCCCAATCGTGCCCTTACCAAATTCTTGATTCCACTTATCAGTCAAGCTTTGGTTTGGAGTGAGTGATCCTTCAGCAGCACTCCAAGCTGGGCGGAGTTGGTCCTTGTTGGCCCACTCCTTGATCCAGGCACAGACACTAACAGCGTCATTGTAGGCATCACCGTTTTTGGTGGTGTGGTTAAGCCAACCGTAGTAAGTACCCTGCTCCATCAGCTCATACGCGAAAAACCACTCAGGGCTAACACCAGCGTTCTTGATCGTGTCATAGAGCTTGTTAACGTCAACGCCCCACGCTTTGACCCGTTGCGATCGCTGGGCAAAGTTATCAAGCATGACTTGCTTGTTGACACCAAAGTCAGCTGTGATCGGTGATTTGGCAAATCCCTCGGCACTATCCAGATTACCGACCGAGCCGTTAGTGCTTGCTGACGTAATGTCCTTTTGCATTTTGCCCCCATAGACCGTGGCTACATTGGTTAGGTCGTTAACATCAGTCTGGACCTCAGCTTCGGTCATATTTTCCAGGTAGCGGAATTGGCGTCCGGTCATCTTGCGTAAGTGTCCCAAGTCATAGATCTTGATTGTGTTGCCAGCCGGAATCCAGTAAGCATTGAATGATGACAAGTTGCTCCCAAGCCAATCGTATAACGATCCAGTTGTCTCAACAGCCACTTGCGGGAATGACCCGTGTAACTCGTATTTGATGCCCTGATCGTTGTTATCGATAAATTGGCGTAACCGGTCCTCCAATGGGTAAGTCGTCTGCTGATCAGTTGGCGTGACCACCACTCCCGGCTGCTGATCTTGGCTAGTACCATCACTAGTACCACCGCCGCTTACTTCCGGGCTGGCCTCAGTTGGCTGTGCTGGATCAATACGGATGTTTTTTAGCTTATCGATCAACGAGTGCACCGCCGTGATTTGCAAGGTCAGCATGCCTTGGTCATCAAGTTTGACGTCCCGTGTTTGGATTACATAAGTCTCACCGTTGTAGTGTAGCAAGGCCTTTTCGCGGGTGGCATTAAATACCTCTTTGTATTGATCGGTATAGGTTAGCGTTAGTGACAAGTCATAGCTGGCGTTGAGCTGACTATTAACCTGGAACGAGGTGTATAAGTCAGCCCAGTTGACACGCCAAGCTTCTTTGCTGTCGCGTGACTCAATAATTACTGGACTCATGATAGCCACCATAACGCAAAATCAACGTCCACCGTCCCGGAAAAGCCCGAGACTTGGAAGTCGTTTGCCCCAATCTGCAAAGTAATCACCCCTGCGTTAGTGTTGCTAAGGTCGCCCTTGCCATTAAGCATTGGATTGACCCCATCTAATACCCATGTGCCACTAAAACTGTCCGAGCGCGTTACCTGGTCACCCGTTGTCTTGTTAGTGATGGACAAACCTCCATTAGATGATCCCTTGAGCGTGATTTTAAGCGGATGACCACGCCGTTCGGGGTCAATCAAAACATCAGACAAATTTTGGACCGTAAAGGTATTGGTTGTGTAGTGGTAACCATGTACGGCACTAGGCTCATTGTTACCAAATCCATAGACCCGATCATTAGTGTTTGTCGTGCCCACACTCCGACTAAGTCCGTTAAGATCGGTCAGTGTTACCTCACACGTCCATTGTTTGGGCCCAGCAAATACTGGAGCCCCCAACTTAGCCTTAACGTAGTACATGCGTTGGGGCCAATTGGCAAAACAGATCCAGTAAGCTGAGCGGCTCACCAAGAACCGTTGCAGGGCGTCATACCCAAGCAACGTTGATGGTTCATCGGGGTCACCATTGGCACTTACCAGCATCTTGAGCTCTCTGGGCTCATATGATGACGATACAAGGCTTTGGCCATCGTTAAGGCCCACCTTCCGCAAGTTGTCTGTTTGGACCGCAGGGGCCACGTCAGGAGCTTGGTAGAGATGGATACCGAATAAATCTGGCACGTCATAGCAACTGACCCAGTTAATACCATCAGGCGAGATGGCAAACTCGATGGGCTCATACGGCAAGAGGCTGGTTACCTCTTCTGTTGGGCGGTAAAACCCATATTGATGAGGTTTATCCGTCCGAGTAGAAAATACCTGCAATCTCATCACCTATCCTTTCGCTTGACGGTATACTAGAGCGTTTTGTTTATCGTTAATCCGCCGCAGTTCGCTCATTTCTACGACCGGATGAATATCAATGTTATCAAGACGATCAACTGCCATCTTAACTAAGCTGACCAGCTGTTGACCAAAGCCGTTAGCTGATGTTTGGCGTAATTCCGGGCGATGGCTCATGATCGTTGACCAAGCCTCACTCATCAGTGGAATTGCACTGGCACTGTATGGATTAATCACAAATTCATCATGTTCGGGATTATCGCCAATCCAAGCCCGATCAAGGTGCGTCATGTGGACACCACTGGCCCAACCGTGGCCATTACCAACATTGCCCCAGCCACCTTCGCCACCGTGCTCCAGCGCATTGATGGCGGCCAGGATCTGGTCAAACCCACTCATGATGTTGTGGTGGCCGGCAATTGCCCAAGTCGCAAAGGTCGACGGAATAAATTGCAACAGCCCTTGGGCCGGGTGGCCAGCCCGCGAGTTGATGTCGTCAATCTGTTGCATGATCCGTTGATTACCGCCGGATTCCGTTTGGATTTGTCGGAGCAGTTTTGCAACCTTCCAGCCTGCAGCCGGCAGGTGCATGTAGTGGAAGGCCGATTTGATAACTGGTGTCCAGTCACCGTTGATCGGCTCCTTGATGATCCCTAGCAGGTCTTTAAGGACGTTGGCAATGGACTGTGAGAAGCCGATTGCTAACGACTTGCCTAATCCCGAGACTAACCGCACTGATGATGACCAGTCCGTTAGCTTAAGAACCAAATTGCGTGACGCCTGCTTGGGATTATTGATAAATTGTTCAGCGATCTTGTCCATTTCAGCATCTGATAACGTCCCACCAGCGTAGTGTGGGATTCCAGCCTTAGACAAGATCGAGTGCGTATGTGGTGCATCCAACACCATCGAATTAGGTTCCAGATCGTAGACCGCATTTTGCGTTTTAGGCAATGACCAACCGCGCGATGGTTGCCAGACCAATTCTTGCTTGTACGGCGTTGGGCCGTCGTTAAGGATTGCCTTACCACCAGGGTGGCTCAGTGTCCCGTTAGCGTAACTGATCGTAGATAGGCGCTTGTCACCGCCAAACTGGCTAATGACGGAGTTAATGCCCGAAATCCCACGATTAAGGCGGCTGACGATCTGACGCATTGACGAGGCCGCATAGTCCGGTAACTTGTTAAAGCCGGATTTAAATGCCGACTTAACGTCACTGATCCAGCTCCTCCATGATTTAAGGAATGACGATTCAAACTTTTTAGTCCGCGACAAGATACTGTCAAATCGGCTATCAACCCGCTTAGCAACATTGGATAATCCTTTGTCGGCATCATCATCGAGGTCACGCCAAACGTTACGCCAGTCACGGGTAAACGTCCGCTTAAATGAGTTGAGGTCCGACTTGAGACTGCTAATCATCTTGCCAAACTGACCCACAAAGCTGTGTTTACCGTTGACGGCTTCGCTTGCAGCTTTCATCTGTTTAGCAATCTCAGTGCCGAACTTGGTCTTTTTGATGGTTGCTGCTAATGATTGGATGTCCTTAGCCAACTTTTTAAAGCCATCATTCTTGCCACCGAGCTTGTCGAGTTCCTTTTTAAGCGTAGTTAGCGACTTCGTAGCTTTATCTAAAGCCTTAAAGCCCTTGGCGAACGAGGCCATGGTTTTAGCGTATGACGTTAGCTTCTTTTGGGAGCCAGTCAAAGCCTTATTCATGGCGTTAATTTCCTTGGACGGATCATTCTTCTTAGTTGCTGACTTAAGTCGCTTGAGCGAGTCAATGTAAGCCGTAATGGCCGCGTTCATCGCCTTAACGTTGGCAATATCACGCTTGGAGTAGTTGTTTCCACCCAATGATTCAACGACTTGGGTTGACGGTTGCTTTTTGCTGGATTTAGACGACTTAGACTTATTATCATCTTCGCCGTTCCACCACTTGGTAATCTTGCTCCAGGTATCGCCGGCCCACTTAACAACGGAATCCATCGCTGAGCGGAAGCCTTTCTTGATCCCCGACCAGGACACATCACCATTAAATACCTTGGTCAATAGGTCCCAGCCTTTGTGGGCACCTTTGCCGACCCACCCGCCTAATACGTTACCGATCGTGGCACCAATTGCTGCACCAGCAGGACCGCCAAAAAACGCGCCAATCCCACCACCGATTAAGCCACCAGCACCTTTACCGATCATGGACCACCGATCGCCCTTAAAGCTTGGTGTCAAACCACGGGCAAAGTCAATCACGCTCAGGCCTAGTGAGATACCAGCGCCTAGCTTACCAGCAATTCCCTTACCAACACTAAGCAGACCCTTGCTCTCAACAGCGCGGGCGCCCATGCGGGTCGTAAATTCGGCCCCAGCTTCAGCTCCCGCCATACCAGCGGCGGTCTTGGTGCGGCCGAACACACCCGTCAGCTTAGAGCCTAAGCCCTTAGTTTTAGCGACAAAGCGGGCTACAAATCCATCACCAGCTTCCGACCCATAACGGGCCATCCGGGTAGTTGCTTGCTCGTCCATAACCGGGCGGACCTTAACAGTCTTGTCCTTAAGGCGACCGAGAAAATCCCCAAACTTGGTTAATTGAGTGGCTGATTTGCCATCAGTCCCCAAATTAATCAAGTCACCTAGTAAGGTCCCAGTTGCCGACTTGCGTAGCCCCAGCGTACTAATTAGCACCAGTGAGCGGTGGATCGAGTCAAAGTATTTAGCGGCTGAAATCAACTTGGTAGTCAGGAAGTAAGTGCCCAGTACCCCACCGATCACCTTGATGGCGGTCTCATGCTTGGCAATAGCCGTTAAGGCATCAGCAACACCTTCCAGGCCTTTACTTTTGGTCCCGGTAACGATCCGCAGAAAGCCGCTAATCGCGTTAAATGCCCCCACAGTTAAGTCCTTGCCAATCGTAGCCAAGGCTTTAATTATCCTGACAATGCTTGATGCGTTGTCGGCTGTCCAGCCAGAGATCGCCTTGATAAATTTGGTAAGGCTGTTAACCATGTTGTCCAGCATTTTGGAGATGCTGCCATCACCAAAGGCATCGGCCAGCGATTTCATTACTGCGGCAACCCCTTGATTCAAGGCACCACCGAGCCGCTGGAATTCGCGTTCCGTCCGCTTATCGCTGACCCACGCTGAGACTTGCTGGAAGATCGGGTTAGCCTGTTCGGCCATCCCCTTGGTCATTTCTCCCATCAGCCGCGGGACAGTCCCTTTGATCGTCCGGACCATCCCATCAAGCGTGCTCGAGAAATTCTTGGTCGCGTCCTTGTACTTGTCTTGCATCCGCATCATGACCTTGAACATGTCTTCCGAGCTGACTTCCCCGTTGGAAATCATTTCGTTGATGTCCGCAGTCGTGAGCTTTGTGTTGTGCTTGACTTCGCGTTCGTAAGCAACCAGCTCTTGCTTCATCTTTGGGAAAACGTTAGTAAAGGACAGGAAGTCCTGCGCGCTGGCTTTCCCGTTAGCCATCATCTGGGAGAATTGGAGCGAGAAGTTTTGGACTTCCGCGTCACTCTTTCCAAAGGCGTCCTGCAAAGTTAGAGTAGCTTGGGTTAATTCCCGCGTTTTCTTAGCATTTTCCGTGACCGCGTAGTATTGCTGGTTAAGCCCGTTAACCATCTCAGTCGAGTTTTGGGCCGCGATCGCCAGCTTATTGGTCATATCAACCAGCTTCTGGCCTTCTTTGGCCGAGCCAGTCAACGTGGACCATTGGGCCTGCATGTTTTGCTGGAGTCGGTTATATTGCAAACCAGCGCCAATTGCACCACCAATTGCGTTCTTGACCAGGCCCCAACTTGCTGAGATTCCATTAGCAACTAAACCACCGATTGCTGTCCCAGCAATGACTGTCCGTAACCGCATAAACGAGCTTTCGGTATCTTTGGCATGACGTTGCGCCTGCTGGAGTTTTTCGTTAACCCCAGCGAGGAATCCGCTACCGCCAATGCGCTTCATTGTCCCATTAAGTGACCCAAGGATACGCTCAAACTTGGTACTTTCTCTTTGACCGCGCCGCAGTTCGGTATCATCGACAGTCGGTTTAATCTTTGGCGTTCGCTTGCCTAACTCGTCAGCGGTCTTTTTGACCTTTTCAAGGCTTTGCTGGGCTTGATTGGTGTCGCCCTCAACCTTAACTGTCTTGCCCTTGAGTCGGTCAATCTGCTCTTGGAGTTTGTGGGTGCTCTTTTCCGTTTCTCCGACAGTTGCCTTGGTGGCGTCCATCGCTTGGCGGAAGGCTTGCTGGCCGGAGGAGGCATTCGTAAATTTACCGTTTAAGCCATTTAAAGCCGCCTCAAACTTATCCAGCCGCATGTTCATTTCCGCCAACGGCTTGGTTACTTTGTCGACTGCTTTAATGACAATATGCTTTTCTGCGATAATGGTCCCGCTCATTTACTGCTTCCTCCTTTCTTTCCAAATACAAACATTTTGGCAAATTGTTGGATTTCATCTTTCTTGGCTTGGTGCTCTTTTGGCGCCGTCAAGTCAGTAATGCGTGCCTGACGTTGCTTAAGGCGATCAATCAAATCTTGATCACCAGACGAATCATCAACCATCACCACCGGCACCGTGACCTGATTAGCCATGATCTGGTCAGCTGCGGCATTAAGTGATCGTTGAGCGCCACCAGCAAGCATGTAATTAAGCTCAGCCGGCGTTAATGCCAACAACATATCCGGAGTCATTAATCCAACTGTTGCATTTAGCAGCTTAAGATTATCCAACAATAATTGCCGAAAGTCCGCCTTTATTTTGCTAACGTTTCGAGCTTGCCCTTGAATTCCGTCGCGTAGTTTTGATAGGCCGCTACGGTTAGTTCCGCTTCTTCGCGTTCTTTCTTGGTCATTACTTTGCCACCGATTTCTAAGGCCTTCTTCCCGTTGTTGGCGTCCTCTTCGACGGAGTTCAACAAGAGTCGCAGGCGATGCCGTAAAAAACCATCTTGCTTAAGTGCCTTGTATAAGTCACCGTAGGGATCTTCTTGATCCCAGATTCCTTTGGCTCCGAGTGCATCAGCCACCGCGTCAGCGCTAGGCAGGTTTTTGGCGTCAATTGCATATCGATACCCATTAACCAAGGCATCAGGATCACGATCGACGAGTTGCTTAATCAAACGGCTAAACCCGTCATTATTATCATCACCATAGTTGTCCATTAACCGTTGATAAAATTTATAGTTAAACTTTGTTTCGTACGTTTGGCCGTTAATATCTAACATATTTACCTCCAAATGCCGCCCCATTAGGTACTGTGTATTTCGTAGGCGACGCTGTTAATCCTATTCTTGCAGTCCAGATGATGCTGGAAGCGGGCTAGTCTTTGCTCGCCCCACCAAATGGCTTCGTCCCTTCGGCATCACCAGTGGTCGTGTCATCAGCTGAGTTATCAGTTTCCGCACCGCTAGACAGCCCAACTTGAGACGGCTTGGCGAAGTTGTAGAACTTGTCAACCATGTCAAACATACCTTCATCAAAGTCTGCTTCTTCCAGTACATATGGATTGCCGTTAGAGTCGTAACGGCGAGCAACCCCATTAACTTCAAACGTCACGTTAATTGCGGTATTGGCCCCCAAAGCTTCCGTTTCCGGTAAGTTTGCGATCAAGCATTGCGAGTATTCAGCGTTGACTTTCCGGGTACCCTTAGTGCCGCGGACAGTGTTCCAATCCACACGCCATAGAGCGATAACCTTGCCTTGTTCCCACGCAACGTATAAGTCACGCCCAACGTCAGTCAAGTCCTTCTTAGGGTCGGTCAAGATAACGTTAACCACCCGTTGTTGGTTGATAGACCCAACCCCTTTGATGTTGGCACTCTTAGTTTGAGTAGTCCCAAGGTTCCGAGTGTTGGTTGTTGACGTTGCCCCTTGCAACCCTAATGGGTGAGCCTTATTAGCAATGTCTTCAAGTTCGATGACTTTGTAGTAGTACATGATTTTGTCAGAATCATGCCCGGAAACAGTCCGTTTTAATCCCGTTCCTGCCATGTTTTGTCCTCCTTACTAAAAAACGACCTAAAAGGCCGCGTCTTCGATAATTACAAATGTCCCAGTAATTAATTGGCGATTAAGCAACTGGTTGGTCGAGGCATCGACTAACGATGCAATTGACGGGTCACTCTCCAGCCCAACTGCGTAACCATCGATGGTCACTTGGTGCAATGCACGGGTGATCTGATAAGCGTACTTAAGTCCACTTACTAGATCGTTTTTATCCGTTACCACGTCAAGTTGGAATGAGTAAGTGTACTCATGGGCCGTCTGATACTGATTAGTAGCATTGCGATTAAGCAATTGCACTTGGCAAAATGGCCGCTTGGTAGGCATATCTTGCGCTGGGGTGCACGTTGGCAACCCCAACTGACGAATAGCACTAACCACAGCCTCATATAAGGCAATCATCGGTGGCATTATCTCATCCCCCTCTTAATCGCCTCGTCTACATTCCGCTCAAATTCGCCGTCCAGATGACGGGCGGCGTCCTCAAACGGGTGGTGTGCTGGATAGTTACGATTAAGCAAGCCAAACTCAAAGGCTTGCGAGTAGTTGTAACCATCGGCAGCTAAAGCGTCAGTATAAATCTCACGAGTGCCCTTGCTCGTCTTGCGATCCTTAACCTGGCTAACCATATTGCCGTGTCCGATATAACCACTCTTGGAGTGATATTGTCGCGATTTCATCAAGTCGGTAACCTCTTTAATGGTGGCGTTAACCGTCCGATTAGTCGCCCGCTCAAGATTAACAGCCGTGGCCGCGCCCATCGAACGTAAAAGATCGCCGGCAGCGCCAAACTCGTTATGGTCTAGTGTCGCAGCGATCTGTGCGATTGTGTCAGTTGCCTGGTCGTCCATCTCGTAGACAATCTTAGGGACGTTGTCATTAGTCCACGCCATTTGGGGTCACCTCCTTATCGTGCGCGAAATAGATATCAGTCCGGGTAGCATGGTGACGGATCTGGATCACCTGGCAGTCGACACCATCAAGCGTGACTGTGTCGGCCTGCTGGTCACCCCGTACTCTAGCCACCCAGCTATAAGCAAATTGTCGGCCAAACAAGTTAGTTTGTGCCTCAGCCCCGTTAACCTCAGTCACATGGGCCATTACTTGCTGGCTGGTATACGTTACCTTGTCGTCAAGTAAGCCATGCGCAACTTGTTGGACGTTAAGCGTGATCGGTCTTAGGCGTCTTACCATGACCACACACCACCTTTTGAGCCGCGTCCATCGCGATTGTCGATGTAACGCTCCAGCAACGACAGATAAGGTTGCATCTCAGAGTCGTTAAACGACCAGGACGCCCCCTCTTCTGAGTACGCTTTGGCGCCATCAGCATCGCTCATTGCTTGGACGTAATGGGCTTCAGTCATGCGGATAACCACTACCTCGAGCTGGGGTGGCAACGTATCCTCACCAACGTACAAGCTAACCAGGCTGGCTGCCTGGCCGATAAAGTTTTTGAGGATCAAGTCCAGCGACTCGTCCTTAATATCCTTATCGATTTTGATAGCCTCCAGCAAGCGTGTTAATTGGGTCTCATCCATGCGATCACCCCGCTCCGTTAATAGCCGCTAACAGGTCACCCTTGGCCATCGTTGAGGTATAGCTGATCTTGTGGGCGTCCATATACGCCTTAATTTCCGGGATTGTTTGAGCGTCCGTCGGCTTTACGTCCCCAGCAGGGTTAAAGCCGTCGCTCACTGCTGCTGAGCTAACTGCTCCCCCGCCTGCTGACGGGGCTAACCTTTTGACGGTGCTTCTGGGGCAGTCGCTGGGATAAATTCCGTGTCGACCTTAGCCTTGTATTGAACTACCCGGATGTTCCGAGGGTCAACAATGGTATCCCAAGTCGTCCCCTTCTTAATTTCATCCATCGTCACAGTTTGGCCAGCTGGCTTAAAGGTCTTAGCTGCAGACGTCCCGAGCACGTGCATCGTAACGACCCGGCGGTTGATGATGGATTCGCGCCCACCTTGCTTTTGCGGTTCCCGGAAAACTTCAACTGCATTATCTGGTTGAGCAGTAGAATAGCCAACTGCCCCGTTACCGATGATGTAGGATACCGTGGACCCGTCCTTGTAGACTGGCAGATCATCATCAACGACGATCGCCATGCCGTTGTACATCCCAAATGGAGTAACTTGTTGGTTTGGTTGGACGTTAGTGTCCAGCATTTGTTGGGCCTTCATTTCACTGTAAACAGCTGAGTTAACCAGAATTTTAGAAAATGACTCATCTTGTAAGTCACCCATACGGGAGGTGGCTGCCAAGAAGCCCTTAGGGCCAAACGTATCGGATCCAGTCGTGCCATCGTACAACTTAGCCGTTGCAATCTTAGAGTTATCAAAGATCCCCGTTAACAGGGCTAACAGCAGCTTTTGATCTTGGTGATTCCAGTAGGCCCCAAACCGACTAGCAGCCGTTGCTTGAATTGGTGCACCAGAAACCAGTTGGGAAATATCCGTCCACCCGAAAGACTTGGCTTGACGGAACTTGAAGGCCCATTGTTCGCCGGTCGTCAGGTTGTCGACGGTGATATCTTCCGTGTCCGTCCATGGTTGAGCGTCGGAAGCGTCCGCAGTGTCGTTGATGTACGGCATATTGATAATGTCGCCCGGTGCTAACAGTTGCCCGCCCAGCGATGGGTCAGGCGTCAAAATACCAGACGTAATCAGCCGGTTAGTTTTAGTTGATAAGTTAGTTACATAGTTGGCAAACACTTCAGGAATGATCGTGTTTGCAAGCGTAGTATTAGCCATATTTTACAGCCTCCTATTGTTGTTGCATTAATTGACGATAGAGATCGGGATTGTCACGGTACAATGCGGTTTGCTCGTCCAACGTCATCTCGCTAAATTTCTTGGTTGGGGCCGGGTGATTACTTCCGCCGGCTGTTGGCTCTTGTTGAGCTGAGTCACGGTGGAGTTGATCCTTAACCGCTTGGTCAACCAAACCCTTTAGCTTAGCGATATTAGCCTTGGTTTGATTGTTATCAGCGCCCAACATCATTTCCGCCGCGTCAGTTGGTAAGCCTTCGCTTGCCAGCAAGTCCCGGGCATTAGCTAATCGTTCGCGCCGGTCCAGTTCGGCCAGCCGTTTGTCGATCTCTGCTTCTCGTTGCTGCATCCGCTCAGCATCTTCCTTAGCCTTCTTATCGGCTAGTTCCTTGGCAGACATCGTTGCTTCGTCCTTACCGTCTTGCTTAGCCTTTTCAACGGCCGCCGCAACCTTTTCTTCCCACTTAGCGTTATTTTCAGCCAGCTTTTTGTTGACTTGTTCACTCACCATACGGGCCAAATCGTCACGCGAAAAAATTGCTTCTGACCCTTGGGCGCCTTGATCTTGTTGTTGATTGTCACCATCAGTTGGTTGTTGCACATTTTGCAAATCGTTGTCCATAGTTAATCCTCCTGTCTCGTTTAACGCCCGGCGGCGAGAATCTAGCCCGTTCTTTTACGTCTACTGACCGCGAAAGACCGAAAAAAGGGTACAAAAAAAGGACTCCCGAAGGAATCCTTAACCTATCTAAATGTATGCTACGAAAGGTTTTCCATTGATTTTAGTCTGAAACACTACATCCGGATCTAGCGAATGGACATCTATTCTTTGCCCTTCGTTATCCTCTTGGAAGTTCCACCCGAATATTGTTCCATTTTTCCAAAGTGGGGTTAAATACCATAAAACGCCGTCGATCTCAACGCTTGTCTCCTCACCGTAAGACATAGCAGCTTTAAGCTCATCGATTCGTGCTTGCTTATTCATCATGATAATTCCCCCTTCCTTGGATCTCTGTCCCGTTGCCGTGAGATTCTTCCTTTTTCTTCATTGTACACCCAATCGTGGACATGAGGTACTTTATGGTACTTAGGATTACCATGATCTGTATAGTCAATATCCTTGATTGCGCGTCCATTTTCGTCAAAATATCGACGTTCGTATAGCTTGCCTTGTTTGTAAGCTACTATACATTGGTTTGGCTTAGCCCCTTCTTTGGTATTTACTGGTAGTTTGCGAAGATCATGTACAACAATCTCTTCGGTCATCTTAGCATCTAGCTTAGGATCAGTTTTACCTTCTCTCGGGAAAATAGCCTTTGTTTCAAGGGTAGCAAATCTAAGTGGATTAGCCATTGGCCTTGATGGCGGAGCTGGGCTGAGGTCAGATACTGATACATATCCCTCATCCCCGTACTCAACAATCCAGCATTGGCAGTTGGGGTGCATCGGTGGCAAGTTAACACCAGCTTGAGCATCAGCCACCTCGTATACCTTGTAATCCATATCAGAGCACCGCGAACAAGTGTTAATGCTCTCGAGCGATAAAAACCGATACTGCCGCACACCACGTGCCTTAAAATCGGCAATTGTCGCTCGGTTGAGCTCATGGCAGGCTTGAGTGCGGATGATCATCTTAGCACGGGCACTAGCACCGCCTGTCTTTTTACCACCAGTCAGTACCCGCTCAACTTGATCCGCCCAGTTAAGGTTATCCTTAGGCGAGTTAGCCGCCTCTTTGGCAATCTGACGGATCCTGTCGACCGTATCCATGATGTCGCGATTGATGGCATCTGATACTTGCTGACGCTGGATTACACTGTCTGACGCTTGCCGTTGCAACATCCGATCGTAATTGATTGGTACTTGGTGCATAGCAGGCGTCTCTTGGTGCTGGGTATGAGTAATTTTGGCGACTGCATCCAAAATCCGCTTCCCCATCCCAACCAGCTGGCGTTGGCGCTGTTGGGCAACCCCAAGCAGTGGCACGGCAATCCGTGCTGTCTCCAGATCGCTGTTTTTGGGGTGGCCCAGATTGATAGACGACAAAAAGACATTAGCCATCGATGAGATCGACCCATCTAACGCCAATGCCTCTAATTGCATTCTCACGTCCTCTAGTGCGGCTTTGGATGGTTTGCCCGACCAATTAGCTTGCCCGGCGACAAACTGGCTAATTTCGCCCTTAATTTGCCTTGAGGCACGTACGTACAGCCGTTCAATTTCTTTGCCCTCTTCGCTGGAACTGCCATAGACCGATTGGATCAAGCGGCGCATCTGCTTCTTGCTCAGCATTAGTCAGCACCTGACCTGTGGCGCATTTGCCGTAGCAACTCACCAGGATCATTAGGCTGATGTGGCTCGGTAATGCCCTGGTCAGCCAGTTGTTGGCGGGCGGCTTCCACGTCTACTGGGTTGGCCCCTTGTAGTGGAGCACCGTTAAATTCATAATCTTGTGGTTTCTCGTCGTCCATCCGCTTTTCTTCGGTGTCAGCATCGACGCCGGTAACTTTTTCGCCAAATTCCCGCAGCGTGCGATCTGAGAATAGGCCGGAGTTACTGAGTTGGACCAGCATATTAACCAGGTCGGCGTTATTGCGGGGCAGGTTTGGCGTGTAAACCGGTTTAAAATCGTCCATAAGGCTGGCATCGCCAATCTCCCGGTTAGTCCGCCAGTAGTTACCCAATAGGCGCAAGCGGCGCATCAGGCCTCGTGTATACAACGACTGTTGCATTGTCCGCTCCTGGTCCTCACCAAAGAGCTTGTACATCAACGCTACCCCAGATGACTGGCCACTAAAGGCATTATCAGTTGTATCGGGCGTATTGGTGTCCTTATGAATATCTGAGATTAACTGGTTAATGTACGCTTGCCAGCCGGTCTCGTTAAGCTGCTTGGTCAAGTACGAGGCGTCAGAGTCGATTACCGTTGTCCCACCAGCATCGTTAGGGATGATCGATGGCTTAAGCATGATATATGGGTCCTTAGCGTCAATCTTTGGCACCTTGATGGGCTCACCTTGATCATCCAACAACGGCTCACCGCTGGCGTCAGTCAACGTCACCATCGAGTCACTAAAATCAATGTCACCCTTGATCATCAGTTTGGCGTTAGCAAAATCTTCTTCGCTGTTCGCCATTTCTGACATCGCTAAGTCGTAAGCGTCAATCTGATCCAGCTTAGCTTCCCAGTCACCGGTTTTATTCTCATTGTTGATGTACTCGGTGAGTGGGACGGCGCCAAATGATGTGGTCTCTTGACTGGTTAAGGTATAGTCACCGCCATTGCTGTTGGGCCCGTCCTTAACCTCGTAGTGATAAGTCACATCCGCCGTGTAGACGTCAACGTAGCTGTACAGAGAGCCATTGTAGTCAATCGTGTAGTACCGCACCCCGAAGAGCGAGTGACGGTCAATTGACGTGTCGTAGACCACAAAGGCCGTTGCTGGGTCCACTGCCCGTAGCTTAACATCGGGTGTTAACCAGTGGCCGTCTTGTTGGACTGATTCACCAGCATACAGCAATTCATAGGCCCGGCCAGTCGTGGACAGGTTGATCTTCATCGCTTTCTCGTGGTATTCTTCGTCGTTTTGCTGGTTAAACGTGCCTAAGAGCTCCGTAGCTTTATCAGCGGCCAGTTGGTCGTCCTCATTATTGAGCTTAAATTGGATTGGCTCGCCCAGCATGTACCCCACGCGCATGTTGGTGATAAATTTCGGAAAACCCGATGCAATCCGGTTATCTGCGTGGTTCAGCGACTTTTTGTTGTTGACCCAATAGTGGATATCGTTGTCGCCCAAGTAGTAACGTTGGAGCTTAGTAATCCGCGGCTGGTCGATCATGTAATGGCGCCCAACAAAATACGCCACGATGGGTTTGATCGCTTCTGGATCGCCTTGCCCAAACGTGGCGTCAAATTCTGCTTTCGGCATTACATATTCTTTGTTGGCTTCTGAGTTCCAGCGCTTGCCATTGAGCAGCGAGCGCGCATATAAGTCTTTGGTCTCTAATGGCATACCGCCACCTCCTTATAAGCCAAGGCGCCGCATACCAGCACGGATTGTCTGGTGCGACGTCTTTGGGTAGTTTTTCTTTTGCTCTTCCAGGTGCAACGTGGTGGCGATCGCATAGCGGACCGCGTCCATCACGTCATCGTCCTCTTTAATCACTGCGTCATCGCTGACTTTATCATTCCAGCGGTAATTGTAGACCTCATCCAAAAATTGGTCATTAGCTTGCTGGCAGACGTAGAATTTGTGCTCCTTCATCGTCCTCGCGACCAGCTCAATTCCTGACACTACGGCTTTCCAACCATATTTGGCGTTAATGCCAGCATGGCGGAAATGGTCGATGTGCTCCGTCCGGGCGGTATCGCATACAAATGGCATCTTGGCCCCATACTTGCGTTGGAGCTGATGGGCTACGTCCGTCCAGTAGTCAATCTCACGATACTGTTTGGTCCGCTCCTCGACGAGATACCACTTGTCGCTCTTGATGCCAAATACAACGATACAGCCCTTGTGTTGATACCCCCAGTCGACGCCAGCAACATAACGATCCATCTCAGGGAGCTTAGACTGGTCAATCACCATCGTCCGCTTGTCAAAGTCACGGTAGACAGCACCCTCACCAGATACCCACATGCCTAAGATTGACCTATCGTAATACATCCCCGATGGTGTTGCCGCTTTAAGTGACTCAACGTATTCGGGGGCCAAAAAAGTGTTGTCGTCAATCGTAAAGCTAAAACTTTTGATTCTGGCCTTTGGGTTTTTGTTGTCAATGTACTTGGCTTTTAAGAAATTAACAGGCGTATCTGGGTTAGTAGTTACAATAATTCTTGACCCTTCAACCGAGCAACGCTGGAGAATTTCTTGGAAAACGGACTGGTCTGCCAACGATCCTTCGTCGATGTAGGCGGAATAGGCAGTTGCACCACGAATTGCCCCTACACCCTTTTTGTTTCCCGTATACGCCGGAACAATATCAATGCCAAACAATCTGTAGTGACCATGCCGATCCGTTTTCATCGTCAAGCCAAATGATTTTTCGATTGAAGCAATAACATTGGTGTAAATCGAGTTGGAGCTGTATCCGGCTAAAATAACGATTGGGTGCGGATCGCCATTCTCTTGTGCTAATTTCCTAACCCTCTTTAGCTCGAGTAAGAAAAGCCAGTCTGAGATCCACGTTTTACCAGCACGAACTGCTCCGGATAAGATGAGGACCCGCCAATCATCATGGAGATAACTCTGGAGCACCGCTTGTTGTTTCTCAGTTAATACATCTGCCAGTGACAAATCCTCACTCACCTCCTAACGTTTGCGCTCACTCTCTTTGTCACTTTCACCAACCAATTTGTCCATGATCGAGTCAAGGGCGGTGACGATATCTTGGCCGCTATCTTCCATGACCTTAGCCTTAGCCTCAGCAATCCGCACGTCAGCCTTAAGCTTACGCAATTGCTCGTTTGCCATTGGGTCAGACAACGGATAACGCTTCATGATCTCGCGAGCCGCTGATATCCGCTCACTGGGCTTAGGCGGCGTTTCAACTATTTCAGCACCATCGCCGGTACCAACCACAATCGTTTCCGTCACTTCCGCCCGCATCACCGATGTATAAAACTCCAGCACCTCTTTGGCGGTAGCGATCTTGTTTGACTCGATTTCGGCCATTTTGGCGTCAATATAGGCTTTAACTGTAGGTTTTTGTAGGTTTTCGCGGCCGGAAACTGCATTAGTATAACCAGCTTTGATAGCTGCATCACTAGCATTACCACTCTTAATATATTCATCGGCAAACAGTCGTTGCTTCACCGTCAGTCTCACACGTCTCACCACCTCACAATCAAAAATTTATGTACTAAAAAAGCCCGGCCGAAGCCAGACTGTGGCCCATGACTGGGCAAATAATTATGGCGACCACACGGGCCACCAGGTTGCGGTACACGTGAGTGTGAGTATCCGTAAACCGCGATCTCGTAGCAGGGATTTGCACCCCAAGGCACCTAATTTTGTACGTTCTTCACCCGGAAGGAGGAAAATCATAAATTTGGAACTAAATGCGTAATAAAATCACACGTCAAAACCTTGAATGTCATTAATGTAATGTGCCACTACGAGGTAACCGGAGCAATAAATCGTAACAGGGAGGCTCTCACCTCCTGATTAATATTAATACTAGGTAGGACGCTCCGGGAAACTGGGCTGTTGCTATACAAAGTAGGCTTACCACACCTCCGTGTTAAGTCTAATTGTCAGCCCAAATCACAGGTGCGGAATCGAACCGCCAAACTGGGTTAGTTAGCCCAGCTCCCACCATAGTCCTGTGACCAATTAAATAATCACAACATACTGAATCAGTGGAGATTTTGTTTATTTTGCCATTGCTGGCAATAACCACTAGAGGGGCTTGAACCTCATGCACGGCCGACCGTGTGGTTACGATAGATTAAGGGTATGGGAATCGTAAGGTCATTGATATCTAGATTATCAACGCTATCATCTTACCCCCATTAGTCAGCCAATAATGACCTAATTTTGGCCAATTTAAGCCAAATTCGGCTAATTTCGGCCAATTTCGGCCAAATCGACAAAGCTAGGGATTACGTCATTTGGGATGCGGTAACTCTCACGGACGTAGTCAATCGCGTCGGCAAACTCTAAGCAGGCGTATCGCTCAGCCTTTTGGTAACTGGCATTACCGCTCAAGTGCGCAGCGTGCTGGATCTCCCAAATCTTACGACCCTCGATGTATCGCATTGTCAAGATAATGTTACTGACAGTGCTGCACCCTTTAATGGCTAGGTCGATTGCCTTTTTGGCCCGCAAGTAGTCATTTTCGGCTACCAAGCGCTTTTCGGCGACGTTCCCAGCGTTGCTACTGCGTACTCCCGTGATATCGCCAGACTGACCGGTTAATCCATAGGCCATATTGGCCCGCCGCTCAATCTTGGCATAGCTGGGATGTGGCCCCAGCTCATCACGGGTGAAAAAATTACGCACCTCCCGATAAATCAAATCATTGTCGTATGTTGGCAAAAACCCCACGTGAGTGACCCCCTTAATCAAATCAGTTAAAATAATGTACCTCGTAGCAAATGGCGATGATAAACACGATTACCGTTACAATCGTCAATAGCAAGTCCATTTGCCGTTCTCGTTTACTTGGTCGTTGTTTTCGCATCAATCAAATCCTCCATCTGCCTCATACCATAAGCGCCGCTTGATCAATACCCCATGAATCAATCTTGGTGGTTGATGACGCTGCGATAGAACATTACGGACCTCTTCCAACGATAGCCCCAGCTTTTGTGCCACTGCCTTATCGCTACGCAAGTACGATAAGTGGCTGCGGTTTTCTAGCACCGCAATTTGGTTGGCCTTGCCTCGCATGTTTTTCCGGTGGAAATTCATCATCTTGTGTGTCATAAAATATTTCTTCATCTGATCGCGATCAATTCCCATGATATCTGATAATCCATCAATGGTTTGGTCTTCATACATAGCGTCCATCAGCTCGCGGTTAAACGCTTCTGATTCCAGCCGTTTACGGTCGCCGTTCTCCAACTCGTCCCGGAACATAATCATGAGCTCCCGATCCGGGTCATCTGGATCCATGAAATCTTCTAGGTGTCCCTGGAAGCTATCGGACTTAAGATATTGCTCACCATAGCGGGCCCGGAAACGATCCAGCATCCCCCCGATGTCGTATTTGCCAATTAAATCACTCATGATTGATCATCCCCATATTGGTCCAAAATCATTTGCATTCCAATCGCCCATAGACGTTTACGATCGGATACTCCATCGCCAAGTACATAGATTTCATTGTCGTGCAAGAATTCGATAATGTAGTCATCAACAAGGTCGGGATCAATTGTTCCGTTATTAGGATTCCAGCCATACATTACGCTGTCGATAAATTCATCGTAACTAAATTCATCCAAGCCGATTTCGTTCCACTCGTTACGCTCAAATTGCCATTTGAGTTGACTAACGGCTCGTTCATAATCATAGTTTGGCGACTCAGAGCTAGTTTCTGCCTTGCTCAAGAAGTAATCCAATGATTTTGAGTAGGTAGCTAAATCTTGCCAAGTGTTATGACTGTACCAGTAGAACACAGCGCTCCCCAAGTCACCCGAAATATGCAGCTCGCCATCTGCCTCATTGATCACGTAACGGACACGACAGTTACTAGAACCGTTGGCATTATGCCAATCAATTACGACATAATCACCAAATCGTTGGAAATCAGCAACAAAATTTTCAAAAGTATTTTCAAGTTTGCTACCCATCGTCTTCCTCCACCTCCATTACAATCTCAACCCGTGGCTGGTCAGAGTAAAACTTCTCGGCCTCTAACTTGATGATGGCATTGTCATCTGCCCATAGCACTCCTGTGAGCGCGTCTAAGGTGCTTTTGATGTAATTGTCCAAGTCAGGCTTTACAATCGGTCTATGGACGCCTGACAGCCTCCTAGCGTGCTCAATTTTTGATAAGCTCTTTTGCACCGGGCGAAAAAAACGCAGTTGCAGTTTGATTGGTCCGGTTGCAGGCGATGCCATCCACTGATCTTGGGCGTGCCAAGCCAACGTCTGCTTGTACTGCTTGACCTTGGCTGGATCATAAGCGTGGACGTACGGCCGGCGGGTAAAGCGAGGCCGCATCTGGGCCACTGGTTCTACTGGCAGCTCAAATACATATTTAGTCATGTCTCAGCCTCCGGTTACGCTGGGTCAACGATAATTGCCTTGTGATCATTCGAGAGCTGGATCCGATTTTCTAAGTCCGCCAATACCTGCTTAGTATGCTTGTATTGTGAGACCATCGCCACTAGGTATTCTTCGTCCAAGGGATTCAAAATCGAAAATTGGATTCTATCGATATATTGGCCAAGCTTGCAGTTTTTGACGTACAGATCCTTGTACTCCTTAACCAACCGCTTATACCAATCACCTTTAATCGTGCGGTAACTTTCAACGATTGG